CATCCTTTTCGAGTCTAAAGCTGGCAGGTTGTATTAATTGGCAGTTTTTGCAATAAGCCTTCATTTTTTACTTTCAGTTTTTTGAGATTCAAGTTTATTGCGCAAGTCGAGAACACTGTCGGCCCATTTATCATTCCTAGGCATTTGTCCAAAGTTTTCTTTGACTAAACGGGCAAGTTCTTTTTGAGCTAGTTCGTAAGCAACCATTAAGTGTTTTACAGGCTCCTGCACAGGTGCTGCAAGGGCTTGCTCACAAGCGGTGATGGCTTTGTCAGCAATGCGCCGCATCTGCTCCTCAAGACTTTCAATTGGCGGGGTTTCAATGTGGTATTGAGTTCTGGAAATCTTTTCCAACGCCTCCAGCGCCTTGTCCAATGCTTCGTCTTTCATGTCAATAGTGCTCATCATATCCCCTCTGCTGTTCCTCTACATCACTCCATTGTGCCTTGATCTGAGATTCAATAGAATGCCAAGTCTTATCGTGAATCAGGTCATTAACCTGTGTCCATTCCTCAGCAACATATTTCTGATATGCGCCACGCTTAAATTTCTTGTTGTAGAACACTTCAATGTTCTCCCAGTCGATCTCACCAACGGTAACACCGAACTCGACAACACAGGTAGCATTCTCTACATTGACAACTAAGCTATAAGGATTATCTTTACTCATACATTCACTCCGTTCATCATTTCAGCACCACCTTGATAAATGTTAAGACACCCACAAACAGAGAGACAATCATACCTTGTCCTCCATCCGTTCCACTGCACACTGTATGTCAAACATGATCTTATCGTAGCCATTGGCACGGATAAGACTAGCCACATCATCCATCACGGAATGATACCAACATTCAAACTGTAAGACATCATCCTCAGTGTTCATCATGTCAATAGCTAACTCACTCATATCCATTCACTCCGTTCATTTCAACACCTCATATATAGACTTTAAAGGACTATAGAGTAAAGACATACAATGTATAACTTACTAAGTATCTGTTAGTAGGTTAACATCTATGAAATGTCTTAGTGTCTATATAGAAATTATATCACTGGTTGTCCAACTGTCAATAGTCGTCATCGTTTAAGTTGTAACAGTTTGTAACAGACCCACTGATAGCCTCCACATCCACAGTGTCGTCTGTCTCCTCGAAAGGGTCAGCATCTGACACCATGCCAGCAGGGGACTTTGTAGGTAATCCCGGTATTTCCTTCAAACAGCCATCACAGATGTCTAAGAATTCATTGGTTAAGGCATGGCGGCGAACAGCCTCATGATCTTTCAGATTCTTGTCACACACGATACAGTGCATTATTCACTCCTTTGGCTATGTAGCCCTTAGTTGATTGATTTGAGGCCCTTGTAGGCCCGATTAGAGGCCTTGGCAAGGCTTCCTAGATGGTAGGATTAGATCAATAAGCCATCGAATCATAGTACCCCGCTAAAATGTAGGCACATGCGACCATGCACAAGACAATCCAATGATTAGGCTTAGGCATTCTCGGCCTCGATTCTTACCATGTCTTCAATGTCAAGGACTAACTGATAGTCTACAATGTCCCTCATGTCTGGAGGGTTATCGTCCCTGTATCCTTCAAGGTACAGGTCAGTGCATCGAACGATCAAGGGCAGGGACTCAATGGATTGAACCTCACAAAGCCCGTACCATTCACAGCCCCTTAATTTGTATACGAATTGTTTAATCTTGGTCACAATGGCGCATCCTCATGGTTTGAAGGGTTAAATTTAGGCACTTTTGTGCCCTTGTCCAATGGATTAGGGAAGGCAGGGAAGGGCCAAGTATACATCATTTCACCCTCTTAATTATGAACAATTCAAGACATTCACCCCTGACCCACTTGTCAGGGACAATCTCACCCGTTGCGGGGTCACAATAGGCCATCTCTGGCCCGTAGTTGTTGCACTCGTACCAATGCTGACAGATGGCCCGTTCTGTGGCACTGAAGGCCACAATGCCGCTGGTTTTGAATTGGACTTCGTATCTACTCATGATAAGACCCCTACAAAGCGTTGACCGTTGTGACGTTCAAGTCTGTCAGCCGTGACTTTATCGTCAGTGCTGCGCTGCGCCTCTGACAATGCCTCGGTGTCAGTTCTTGCACCAATGTATATGAAACCATAGCGGCCCCGGTAACGGTACGTTATAAGGCCATTTGAGGCCATTGGGGTGTTGGTCATGCTGTCACCTCTTCGGTTAATTTGGCGATTGTTTGACGGGCTTCGCTTACTGCGTTCTCCATCATATCCGCATAGTAGTCCGAAGCCTCCACAAATTGCATATATGAATCATAACAACATCCACCAAGATAGTCAGTGCCCAAAAGAACCCCATTTTTAAAGGCCTGTACCCGTGCGACAAACCAAACTAAGTCGCCATTCTCGATGCGACGCAAAGTGTCCTGTGTGTCTTCTTCATTCTCAAAATCCCAATCAGGCGCAAAGTCTTCATGGGTGACACTAAAAACAATGTCAAAACCTGCGGCTGTATCTGTGTGAATAGTTTCGTACATGGTTAACCCCTTAAAAGCACTGATAGACGAAACCATCGGAAGTCTCACCAATGACCGAGGTGTTATCACACAAATAGTTCATAACGTGTTGCTTTGCTTCGGTATCATCCAAGCCATCAACGTCAACATCATAATCAGAGGCAATAGATTGCCATGATTGTTCGCTATACTCGCAGCAAATGGCGATCACGTCCAACTCGATTTCTTCGCCTGTGTCCTGTTCGTAAGACGCGAAGTAATCGAACAACTGTTCAAGACCTTCACGGCTAAAGTTGTCAGGGCGAATAGCGTTGAAGGCGTGACGGAAATCGTTAAAATCAACAGTAGTTTTCATGGTGTAAATCTCAGTTGTTACCTGTACATCACAGGCGGGATTTAGTGCGGTAGGATTGCACTCCAATGGATTCTAGCATAAGAACCCATCAGGCTGCAATCATTTGTTTAGACTCTGCAACCATTCCAAGATGGGTACAGCCTTATAAAGCCTTTGATTGACAGCCTTTGCTGTGTTTTCGTTGAAAGTCTCAAACACAGGGTAATTGGTGGCTTTGTTCACAATCACCCATGAAGCTGTTTTGTGCAATGATCTAGAGATGTGATTCATGGTCAGACTCCCAAGGCCAACAAAACACCCCAAAGGGCAAAGACAGCGAGACAGGCGATTGTAATGATGATTTCCTGAATATCATGTTTCATGGTTTAACCTTTAGCGTATGCACGCAATGTTTTGATGTAAGAGGCCTTATCAGCCCGTGCTTTGGTGTTACCGTGCCAAGCCACGACAATGGTTCCTGACTTCTTGACGCCAAGGAACCTGCCCTTATTGTCCTTAGTGCCAGCATAGACCCATTGACCCGGCTGCACATGCTTGAGCAGTGCAGAGGGTACAGCCCAAATGTCAAATGATTGAGTGAATTTCATGATGGTTCCTTAGTTGTGGTGTCAGGCCTTTCCCGACTCCATGAATGTAGTGTACCACGTCAGATGTGAATGTCAACACCTTTGAGCCTGTTTGTTACACTTTGTTACATCTTTCGATCAAATCGATTTAAAGGCCCGTAGAGGCGCGATCTACCCTTGCCCTACCCTACCCCTTGGCAAATGTTGTCCACACCAGTAGTGGTACTTGTCCACAGTCTCAGGTCTTATATAAGACTGATAACCTGTGGATAACTCTGGCATGGATGTTGCTGTGCTGTGGATAACTCGGCAGTGCTTTAACAACCTGTGGATAACTTCCAAGCTGTGAATGTAGTGGCTGGATTGTGACTGAGTAGTTTAGATTGTGACTGTTAAGTGTAGCGTTGTGGCTGGTAAGTATACGTTGCAGGCTCCTACATCATCTCTCACACCATCTGCCTGCAAAGTAACTCAACAGTCTGCAACGTGACTCAACAGTCTATAACTTACACTAACAGTCTACAACGTGACTCATCAGTATACATTGTGACTGACCATTATGCACCATAACTGTGCGGTATAGTTAACGACAGATGCGTACAGTTAGCTACCGTTGTGTACAGATAGTGACTGATCAGTAACTTTGTGACTGCTTAGTAGGGGGGGAGGGGTGTGGCTTATGAGTTTATCTTTGTAGGAGCCTGCAACGCTCACAAAAAAGGTAATAAAGGAATTAATTAGTTGGTTAACTCTGTTAACTAAGGACAGATTAGCCCATGTCACTTAAAGCGCTAAGTAGTTGATAGACAAGAAAAAGTATAAGGACTAGACAAACCATAGTGTTTGCTGTCTAAGGGTAACGATAGTGGACACCAGCGGAGCGTCGGAGGGAGTGCCTAAGAAGTAACATATGTAAATAATTGTAACAAATGAAGGAAAAGCTTGACAAATCCAAGAAAGTATGGTATAATATACATATAAGGTAATGATAGTTGCTAAGAAGGTGATGGACTCTTAAGCTCTAACATGGAATCTGGACAGTTGATACAACGAATGTATAAGTTAAATACTAACAGAATACTTACACTAAGTACTTATACTATAAGTGTTTAAGTTCTTAACTTATACGTTCCTTTAAAGTACTTTAAGTGCATAAGCATTTGGTCTAAAAGTAGATAGGTTGTCTCCCTAAGAAAGGATAAAGACAAATGGAAAATGAAGAACAACAGGATGAACCTAAGCGTAAGATTGGTCGTCCAAAGAAGTCTGAGCTTAGAGAAATCAAAGAGAGTAGATCAGTAGGTCGTCCCAAAGGTGAGGCTGCTATCATCAATGAGTATAAGCTACGTATGCTTAACTCACCTAAGAGTGCTAAGGTCTTAGAGGCTATATACGATGCAGCTCTGAACGATGAACATAAGAACCAAGCTGCTGCATGGAAGCTAATTGTCGATAGGATTGTACCTGTGTCGTCCTTCGAGGCAGCAAAGCAGGGTGGTGGTGTACCTAACATCTCCATCAACATTACCGGCTTGAATACGCCCTCTGTAAGCACCGATGAGGATGTGATTGATGTCTGAGTTAAACTTCGCTTTACTTAACTGGCAGCAAGAGGTCTTTAAAGACTCTACCCGATTCAAGGTAGTAGCTGCTGGTCGCCGCTGTGGTAAGTCTAGACTGTCTGCGGTAACGCTGCTTATAGAGGCTTTAAACTGTCCTGAAGGCTCTGCTGTGATGTACATAGCACCTACCCTTGGACAAGCTAGAACTATTATCTGGGACTTGTTACATGACCTTGGTAGGCCAGTGATCAAGTCTTCACACATTAACAACTTAGAGATTACCCTTGTCAACGGAAGAAAGATTCTGGTTCGAGGTGCTGATAACCCCGATAGTCTTCGTGGTGTGTCCCTTGTGTACGTGGTACTGGACGAATGTGCTTTCATTAAGCAGGAGATTTGGGAGAAGGTTATCCGTGCTGCTTTGTCGGACAAGAAAGGTAGGGCTTTGTTTATCTCTACTCCTTCTGGTCGTAATTGGTTCTACGATGTCTATAAGCTAGGCAAGGACGGATCAGATGAAGAGTGGAAGGCGTGGCACAAGACTACCGCTGATAACGAGACTATTGACCCTAAAGAGATTGAAGCAGCCAAGCGTACCTTGAGTAGCTTTGCTTTCAAGCAGGAATACCTGTCTAGCTTCGATACCTCAGGTTCTGACATCTTTAAAGAGCATTGGATCAAGAAAGGTCCAGAGCCTCGTGATGGTTCATACATTATCGCTATCGACTTGGCAGGCTTTGAAGACATCTCAGATGGTTCCCAGAACAAAAAGAGACTAGATGAATCAGCTATCGCTATCGTCAAGGTAACGGATAATGGTGATTGGTGGGTAGACAAGATTGAGCATGGACGTTGGGACATTAAAGATACCTGTATGCGTATCCTTAAGGTCATCAAAGAGTATCAGCCCTTGGCTATCGGTATTGAGAGAGGTACAGCTAAGAATGCTGCCTTGACCATCTTGCAGGACATGATGCGTCAGTACAACACCTATGCTCACATCCAGACTTTGACTCATGGAAATAAGAAGAAGACTGACCGTGTGATATGGGCCTTACAAGGGCGTATGGAGCACGGCAAAGTCACTCTCAACGAGGATGAGGATTGGTCAGACTTTGAAGACCAGCTCTTGATGTTCCCTACCAAGGGAGTACATGATGACTTGGTGGATGCTTTAGCTTACATTGAACAACTTGCCCTCAACTCATTTGTCCCCGATTACGAGGAAGATGACTTTGAGGTTTATGACGCTATATCGGGGTACTAACTATGAAACAAGGTTTATACGCAAACATCAACGCCAAGCGTAAACGCATTGAAGAAGGCTCTGGCGAGAAGATGAAGAAGCCCGGAGCTAAGGGTGCTCCCACAGAAGAGGACTTCATTGAGTCTGCAAAGACTGCTAAGAAGCCTGCTAAGAAAACTAAGAAAGTTAAATAATGGCTGAAGACAACTTAGAAACAAGTCAGTATGACGAACCCACAGAGTCGGACAAAGAACTGGCTGATTGGGTTGTCTCCCACACTGACAAGTGGCGCGACTATCGTGACCAGAACTACCTGACCGAGTGGCAAGAGTACGAACGTATCTTCCGTGGTCAATGGGCCGCTGAAGACCGTACTCGTGACTCAGAGCGTAGCCGTATCATCTCCCCTGCTACTCAGCAGGCTATTGAGACTCGACACGCTGAGATCATGGAAGCCATCTTTGGTCAAGGTGAGTGGTTTGACATTGAGGACGACATCAAGGACGTTAACGGTAATCCGTTGGATGTCGAGATGATCAAGAATCAACTGATGGAAGACTTTAACCGTGACAAGATTAAGAAGGCCATTGATCAGATTGAACTGATGGCTGAGATCTACGGTACAGGTATCGGTGAGATCGTTGTCAAGACCGAAAAAGAGTATGCTCCTGCTACTCAAGCTATTCCCGGTATCCAAGGTCAAGCAGCTATTGGTGTGTCCGAGCGTGATCGTATCTCCGTTAAGCTTATCCCGGTTAACCCTAAGAACTTCCTGATCGATCCCAACGCTACCTCCTTAGATGATTCTATGGGCTGTGCCATCGAGAAGTTCGTATCGGTACACAAGATCGTTGAAGGCATGGAGAAGGGTATCTACCGTAAGATTGACTTAGGTTTAGATGCTCCTGATGATGACTTAGAAGTTACCGAAGAATCAGTTACCTTCCAAGATGGTAAGGTTCGCTTACTGACTTACTACGGCTTGGTTCCTCGTGAGTACTTGGAGCAGTTGGAGAACGAAGAAGAGGTTGCTGACCTGTTCCCTGAAGACTCCTTAGCTGATGATTACGCTGAGTTGGTGGAAGCTATTGTTGTTGTTATTAACGGCGGCAAGCTCCTGAAGGCTGAAGCTAACCCCTACATGATGAAGGATCGTCCTGTCATGTTGTATCAAGACGATACAGTCCCCGGACGTGTGTGGGGTCGTGGTACAGCAGAGAAGGCTTACAACATGCAGAAGGCCATTGACGGTAGTTTGCGTATGGACAGTGATGCCCGTGCCCTTACAGCCGTTCCCATGATGGCTATGGACGCTACTCGATTGCCTCGTGGCGCTAAGTTTGAGGTTAAGCCCGGTAAATCGTTCCTGACCAACGGTGATCCTAACCAGATTATGATGCCTTTGCGCTTCGGGACACCTGATGAATCATCCGTACGTGCTTCCCAGAACTACGAACGACTGTTATTGCAGGCTACAGGTACTGTGGACTCGGCAGGTATGCCCTCAGCAGCTCCTCGTGACGCTGGTGCAGGTGGTATGTCGATGGCTATGGCAGGCATTATCAAGAAATACAAGCGTACTTTGACGAACTTCCAAGAAGATTTCTTGATTCCGTTCATCAACAAGGCTGCTTGGCGCTATATGCAGTTCGATCCTGAGCGTTATCCCTCTGCTGATGTGAAATTCGTGCCTACAGCTACCTTGGGTATCTTGGCTCGTGAGTTTGAACAGCAGCAATTCATTGCTTTGTTGCAAACATTAGGTCCAGACACACCAGTTCTGCCTCTGATTCTGAAGGGAATCTTGGGTAATAGCTCCTTGAGCAACCGAAATGAACTGATTGCTGCCTTGGATAAGATGAGTCAGCCCAATCCTGAAGCTCAACAACAGGCTCAGATGCAACAAGAAGCTCTTATGGCTAAGTTGCAAGCTGATTTGGCCTTGTTACAGGCTCAGACACAGAAGGCTGCTGCTGAAGCACAACAAACAATGGTGGAAACTCAGTTAATGCCTGAAGAGTTGCGTGTAAAGGTGGTGCAAGCCGCTGCTACGAACCTTGATCAGGATGCTGATTTCGCTAAACGTATGAAACTG